GGCAACTGTGTCCCAACAAGTTGCATTCGTTAGAATTCGGGCGGCGTAGCGCCTTGGTGCCAACCAAGCGATGCGTGGGTGTTAACGCCAAGAATTATATGGGGAACTCTATACCCCTCATTCATGGCAAGAAAGAAGAGCTCTTATCGAGCGATGAAGAAAATAGAACCTGCAGTTCAAACATTGAATTTTAATTTTAGTGTTTCTGCTGGAATAACAGAATATCAAACATTGGATCTGTCACAATGTGCATCCCTGGTAAATCGTCGATTTTATCGCCAGGGTATTAATTGGGCAGTTTCTGGAATGAAAGTACTTACTACAGGTGAGAACAATACTGGTTCGATTACTGTGCAGAAATTGCCGGAGACATGGGTTATGAGTAACGCATGGGAGAAGGGATTCCGTGCTTGGCAGCGAATGAATAATGAAGCTTTAGAGGAATCTGAATCTGTTAGACCGAGATTTTTGGATTTTAAGGTCTATGCGGATGAATTACATCACGCCGCCGGATTTGGTTCTAATTTGTTACCTTTGAGTTCGGTTGGTGTATTTGTAGCCGGAGAATGGGAACCTTCTAAGGTTTACATTCCTACTGCAATAAACGCATCCGCTGCACAAACTAATGATTTTGAATTGGTTGCTGTTGGTGACAGTTTTTCTGGTGCAGGATTTAGTGGTTTGGATTCAGTATCACTTATTGAGGGATACGCTTCTTCTCGTGGTTTGCCTAATGTATTAGATCCTAATACTCCGGCAGATGCTGATGATGCTTCAGGTTCTACACCTCATAATTGGATGGCAGCGTTGTTCAACGATGGATTAGTTCAGACTTCTGAGGTTGTTGAAGATATGCAGACAGAGAATAATATTGCACCATATCCATTTGAGAATGATGGTGTCAATTTGGATACTATGTATCCTAATGGAGCGAACCAGGGTATTGGTTTACAGGTTCATGATACTGAGTTTATTACACCAACTACAGTTGGAGGCACTAGCAGACTCAAGGGTGGTATGTTCCCTTGTGGATTAGCTAGATTTGTGTGTGTGAATTCTGGCGAACAGCCGATTTCATTTACAATTCAAGTTGATTTGGTACCGGGTAGTCACAGAGGATATCTGTGCGAACCTATGACGGAGATGTGATTTTGATGACAGCAATTAATCCAGAGATAGTCAAGAGTGTGGTTACTGTTTCTTCAGTAATATCCCACTTCCGAAATAATCGTATAGAATACTTGGCTCTTACGATACTTTTGCACCTTATTGGGGCAACTAACTACGCTTTTGACAAAGCAAGTGGAGTGTGTGTTTGATGGCGAAATATAATTACGGCAAGACTTTCAAGAAAAATGGCAAGTTGGTGCGTTATCGATATACAGATAAGAAAAAGAGCACAAAGAAACTTGTTCCTGCTAAGAAATCACGAAGGTGATTTGATGATGCGCCAGCTCACGAAGGTGATTTGATGATATATCGAACTTTAGGTTCAGTTTTGGATGAAATTGTTCCTGGTAATGATTTTAATCCATTAGCCGATTATTGGAGGCCTAGAACTGTTGATCCTAATATTGTCGATAGTGTTCAATCTAGTTCTACTTTTCATGCTCTTGCTGATTATGGTAGAACTCGTATTGGTAGGCGGGTTACTGGCAAGGTTGTCAAACCTGTTGTCGGATTGGTAGCCCGTGAAATGAGCAAAGTAACCTGGTTGAAATATACAACAAAAGGAGTTACCAGGTTTGTTCCAATTATTGGTTGGGGATTACTTGCTTATGATTTATACAATCTTGGTGAAGATTTAGAGTTGTATTGATATAGGTGTGTATACACCGTGTATACATGGCGGCATTATACTGGCGACACAAGAAGAATGGAAAATGGAATTGGACAAAAGTGCAACCGCACGAACATTCCAGTATGAAAGAAGTAATCAAGGAACTCTTGGATTACAAAATGATTCTCCCCCTGGAGGAAGAAGAATGAAGTGTACGAATTGTAAAACTGAATGTGAAAGTGAAGCCACAGATCGTGGCATTTGTTATGATTGCTATTGTCAGTTAGACTTGCAAGATTATGAAGCGCATCTTAAAGCGAGTTTATTGGAGGAAGAATAATGTCTGAGACATTGAAATGTTGTGGGAGGACTGCAACCTCTTGGTGGCATCGTACGTATTGTAACCCCACTTTATCTTCTAAAAAAGCCTTGCCGACGAAGTCGGTGAATCGGGTTCGAGGAGGCCTAACGGGCCGACGACCGATTCAGCCAGGACAGAAAGTATTGGAATTCGATTGCTATCATTGTGGATCGCTGAGATTGTCCTGTTGCAATCCAGATAATTGAGCATCTGGTGAAACTTTTATTTAGTCGCCGGCCCCCGGTGGCGGTTGACGGCATCGAGATGAGGTGCGTGTGGGGCCTGACCCTACCAAACCTCGGCTCGTGAATCGGGGCAACTGTGTCCCAACAAGTTGCATTCGTTAGAATTCGGGCGGCGTAGCGCCTTGGTGCCAACCAAGCGATGCGTGGGTGTTAACGCCAAGAATTATATGGGGAACTCTATACCCCTCATTC